CAACGTTTGTTTGTTCTTCGGACATTGTTTCTCCTATTGTTATATTATTAGTTCGCCTTGCTCGTCATACCAATCTGGATTGACGTAAGACCATTGATGCCGACAATTATAACCACCACGAACAACGAGAGGATTACCAGATTTTTTACCTGACCAACTTCTACTTGTCCAAAGTTTATTGACTTCATCAATTGTGAAAAGTCCATCTTTTCGTTTAGGTTTTATTACACCATTTATGATGTTTCTGCAAATCTCTCTTGTTGTAGGTATTACATCTCCATAGTATTTTACAAATGTTAAACCAGCGTCTTGAGATTTATTAAAATTTAAAGTTGCATCAAAATCTCTAAGTGAATCATTAAGTATTTGACCAGCATATCTTTTCATATTCTCTCCAGCCCTATCTCGTGCAAATTTAGTTTGTAGTGTTTGTATAGACCTATCAACCTCTGCTTGTTTAGATTTTTTAAATTTGTTTTCATTTACAAAATTAACTAATCGTTGAATTTCTGGGTCATCTGAACTAGCATAAATACCATTGATTGTTTGTCTTAGTTCTTTTTCTAATACTGCAAACTCACTTCCAACTAATGTATTTTGATAAACCTTTTCTGATAATCGTCTTGTAAAAGTATTAGATACATCTTTAAATTGTGTAAAGTATTGTTGTTTTAAATTTTTAACCAACGCTAAATCGCCTTTTGTAAGTTCTTGAAACTCTACAGGAATATTACCAATTCTTTTAAATGCTTTTTCTATTCGTTTAGCTTGTTTATTAAAACCCTCTCTAACAACTGTATCTGACCATGCTAAATATTCTCTTTCAAGTATAGCTTTTATTTGTGGCCTAATTGCAATAGCAGATTGTAGTTCAATTAATTTACCATCTGTTAAAGGAAGTCTTGAAGCAGTAGCAACTACTTCTCTTTCTATTCTATCTAATGTTTCGACTAATGATTTATAATATTGTGCTTCTGCAAGTTCTATTTGCTTAATTCTGTAAAAGGTTGCGTCTTTGACTATATCGGACATTCATTATATCTGTTCTTGCTCTACTTCTTGATCTTCTTGTTCTGGTTCATCTTGAGTGAACTGACCTACTTCTGCTTGTTGATCTATTTCTTCAAAGATTTCATTTAATTTACTATCATCATCTATAACTGCTCTAGCTATTTCTTTATCAACTTCTTTACTAAATGTTGCAGAGCCAATGTTTAATGCTTTTGCTTGTTGGTAATAAACTAGATCACTTGCATAATCTCTAATGTTAAAACTATCTGGATAATTTATTTCTCCATCAAAAGTAGCATTTTGGAACATAGCATATAATCTAAATAGTTGTTCTTCTGCTATTTGTAGATTGTCAGCTTTCTCTGATAGTCTAGCATTTAATAATTCAAATTCTGTTTGTAGTGCTACACCAGATGTTATTCCTGTCTTCTGAGTTCTTACTGCACCTGTATGTGCAATTCTATTTATAGAATCTACTTTGTTATTTATAGAGTCCATAATCGCAGTTAAGTTTTGACCAGATGGTTGTAATAAATATGGTTTTAAGTTTGGCTCTAATTCATCAGGCATTTCAATTACTGCACCAGCACCAGCACTAGCATTTACACTTGGAGTTTTAACTAATGATGGGTGGTTAGTTAATCTAATTAATTGTTCCATCTCTGATAGTTCATTGTAAATAGATTTTTGCAAATCAGCTATGTCAGTTAAATCTGATTGGCCAATTCCTCGTTTGTGCGATTTAGAATTGTACAAAATAACTGCTGGTATTTTGCCAATCATATTAGGTACAGTATCTATCAAAGTTGGTTCTGATCTATCATCTTTTAAATAAATAGTATCAACTCTATCTAAATACCACATTCTAATATAAGTACCATTTTCTCGATCTACTTCTTCTCTAATTTTTAAATAATCGAGTGTGTACTTACCATTTAATTCTCTTTTAAAGTTCCAATCTAAAACATTCTCTGGTGTTGCTATTGAAAGATATGGTCTTATTTCTTGATCTAATTCTTCTGCTCTAGTGTTTGTACTTACACTTGGTTTATCTAAAATCATAAAACAATGACCATAAATTGATGCGTAGTTTTGTGCTTGTTTAATTACAGAGTTTAAATTGTTACCCTCAAGATCAGCGTCTTTTAAGAATGATTCTAAACTAGGTTCGTCTTGCATAGAACCAAAGTCTCTGCTTGGTCTAACTCTAAATAAAAATGATGAGTATATTTGAATGATATTTTTACAATGGTTATCGCAAGGTGTATTTGCAAGTCTTTGATTAAACTCGTTATCTAATTCTAAATTATATCTATTTAAGTATTGACCTATCATATAGTCGTAACCACCATTATATGATCTAATGTAATATTCCCAATTATTAACTGTTTCTTGATAGTCTTTGTGGGTGTCTAATACTTGATTACGATTGTATGCCATATTTTATTTCATTGTCCATCTTGTTGGAGAAGAAAAATTGGCCTGTGTAGTTAATGGTTTTAAGTAATCAATCATATAACCAAGTGCATCGTTCATATGATCGAAACCATCTTCCTTGTCAGGAATATTTGTATTCTCCTTGTATATTTGTCTTTGTAAACCTTTTATCAAGGTTTTGCAAGATTGTGAAACAAAAATATGTCTTTCTCCATTTGAATCTTTGAGCCTACTATTAACTGCATTTACTCTATCTCGTATTGCTGGGTGTTTATGTTTTACTTTAACTTTAAAACCAGCGTTTTGAAGTATTGATAAATCTGTTCTTCCACCAGCAGAAGTTTTACGTTGTTTAGATGCTGGGTCAGGATAGATAAATATTTGCATTTTAGTACCATAACGATCTCTTATTTCTTGCACCATTTCATCTGTGTTACTTCCATAAATTATTACTTCATCTACAAAATAAACTTTATCTTTTTCTATTTGACCTACACAAGCTGACATTGGGTCTACGTTAAAGTCCATACCTATATGTAAAGGCTTCGACCAATCTATTTGACGTTTAACAACATTATCTACAGGGTGGAAGTTGTAATAAACAGCACCAGCGTAATTTTCAAATGTACCCTCAAACTCTTGTCTAAATGTTCTAATATCAATATCTTGTTTAGCTTGTTCTATTTCTTCTGCTGTAACCATTCCACCTTGAATAGTTGTATATTGAAAAGACTCCCAATCATCATCTTGTTTTCCTTTGAGATACATTTCATAACTCCAATTACCATATCCCTTTGGAGTTCCACACATAAGTACATGACCTAACCGATCAGATATACTAGCACGAAGTACCTCAAACCATGTACGTTTATCTATATCTGCAAACTCATCTAATATTAAAAAGTCTAATCCTGTACCTCTAAGACTATCGTAGTTATCAGCACCCTTTAAAGATATTTGACTATTTGTTTTTCTAATTGTTATAGTCATTGTAGTTTCGTTTATATCTTCTATCCAATTAAATTGATTAAGCATTTCTTTAAGAGTTCCCCAAACAATCTCTTTAGCCATTTTAAATGTTGGTGCTACATACCAAATTCTTCTATTTGGTTGACAAGCATATTTCATCATTTCAGTAACAGCTAAATAAGTTTTACCAAATCTACGACCTGATATTAAAATTCTAAACCTTGCTTTACTTGATGATACCTTAAGTTGGGGTTTCGTCAGAGTTATTTTCATTACAAAAGTAAGATATATATAATTTTTCCTCGTTAAATTTCATTTGATACTCGTTAGTTACTTTTATTGTAATTGATGCACCAGCTTTAGTACAATCTGTCCAAGTATTAAATTTAATAGGGTGTACTGCTGGAGTATTACAGAATCCTGTAATTGCAGAACAAATAGTATAAGCTAAAACAAATTTCATTCTTTTGATATTATCTTTTTAATTGATTTACTTCCATCAATATTATCTTCTAAAATAGCACTAACTTTGCCACACATATATTGAACATTTACATTTAAATTTCTCTCAGCAACACGTTTACCTTTTAAACATTCACTCATAGAGTCTTGTATTCTATGTTCTTTAAGTTCTCCAGCTATAAACATACAAAGAGCAACAACACTATTAATAACCATTTCCATTTGCAAATTCCCTTTGTTTATCTTTTAATTTTTCAATATCTTTTAAAGCCTTTTCTAATTGCTTAGTAATAAATTCAATATTAACTTTGTTACTCATATTTTGTTCTTGGGTAGATTGTAATTTTTCAACTTGTTTATATAAATCTTCAATAAGCATAAATTGTTCACTATCTGCTGGTAAAGAACCTAATTGTCCTCTAGGCCATTTAATTCTAAACTCTGTATTCTTTTCTAAATCAGATTCCATTAATTGTAATCTAGTATGATGTTGGTTTTGTGTTTCTATTAAACCGAAATATGCCCATGTTCCTATTGCTACCATACCAATTAAACTTGCTACTGTTTTCATTGGCATTTGGACTCGTGCTTCTTCTGAAATATTTAAAGGTTTATTATTCACATTGGCCTCACACATAAGGCTAGAAGAAGAAAACATAATATTAACATTCCTGTAAAATAGTAATTCATTGTCCTACCCATAATTATTTCTTTTTCTTTTTTGGTTTATCACAAATAAATTTATCATAAAAAAAATTGCAGAAGTCATCTAGCCAACCAAATATTTTATATATAATTCTATCTATCATATTCTAAATCCTTTCTTCCAAGATTGTATAGCCCAATAAGCTGGAGATAAATTCTTTTGACCTTTTACTTTAGCTAATATGGGTCTAAATCTAGCAAAAAAACTACGTTGTCTTTCTGGTATATTCTTCTTTATGCTCATTGTTTTTGAGCCAAAGTTTATCTTTTTAACTCTACCTGTTGATCTATCTCTTACAAATACTTTAAACTTCTTAACATCTCCACGAGATGGTTTATTTAGTTTAACAGTTCTTCCTTTGTATTTAGCCATATAAGGCTAATATCATAGTTTAGGTAATAATTTAAGTTTTTTATACCAAAGTAATTTATATCTTCTATCTTTGGTTTTATTGTAAAGAATTGCTAATAGTTCAGCTTCTTCTGTTATCTTTTGAAATATCGTTCTCGCCATTTACCACATACAAAGTTGTCTCTAACACCTATTGTTTGAAATACACCACAAAATGATCTACGTTCACTATACATTCCACAATTACCACAGGCTTCTTTACTTACAGATTTTCTAAAATCTTGTGGCATTTGATATGGAATAAATGTTCCATCAGGATAAAAATTACCTCTTTTGTGCATCTTCAATAATTTTTCTAAGTTCTGTTATGCAGATAAGAGTTTTGTTTAATTTGCCTAAAGCAATATCTCTTTGTTTTTTTACAATTTCTAACTCTGCTTTTACTTGTTCAAATTGTTTATTTTCCTTGTCCACGATCTTTTCCCTTTCCACGTTGTCTCCTTTTGTTTTTGTTCATTGTACTTGTTATTGGTTTTCTCCCTATAGAAGTTCCTTTATTTGTTTTAGTATATTCAACAGTTGCACCAAATAGATTACCTTTTTTCTTCGCCATCTACTACTTCTTCTGCTTTTGCATCTATAATTAATGGTAATGGTTCAACAATACTTTGAGTCTCAATTTTATCTCGCATATTTAATTCGTTCTTAGATAACCAAATAAGAAGTTTCTCGTTTCCTTTAAGTGCTTTTTCCCACATCTTTTTTCTTAAACTAGCTTTACCTTTATTTTTATTTTCTGCAACTAAATCGGCATATCGTCTTTGCAACTGTCTAGCAGAAATTCCTACAACAGAACCTATTTCTTCTTGAGTACAACCAATCTGTGAAAGTTTAGCAATAATATCTTTATCTAGTTCTTTCTTTGGTCTCCCAATAGATTGTGTTTTAATTGTGTCTTTTGTCTTAATTTTGTCGTTTTTCATAATCTTATTATTTTAACAATTTTGTAAGAAATTTCCATAGTTTAGGGTTTTGTTTAAATACTTTTGTATAATTATTTCCTATTTGGGTTGCTAAAGATTCTTCTGATATATCTCTACATTTAATTTTTTGGTGGTGTACAATCATATGAAATATCTCATGTATTATTGTGTTAAATAATCTTTTACCTCTTATTCTGCTATCTAATACGATAATATTTAATTTTGTTTCAAAATATCCATCTAAATCTTTAAGTTTCTCAAATTTGACTTTTATAAACTTTCTACCAAATTTAATGTGTTCAAATTGTGGCATTAATGTAATGACTTATTCCACTTTTTAATTTCTTTATATTCTTTGAGTTGTATTTCTTGAACCATTAATTTTTGTTTTAACATTAGGTTTTCCATAGATAAAGCAATTATTCTTTTTCTACAATATTTAAATATTCGCAGTATTGCTTTCATTGATATTCTTTTAAAGGTTCATTTTTCCATTTATGCTTTAAGTATTTTTTGCCATC